TTTAAAGGCATTAGTGCCTGTTACCATTATAACCTTTGTGTCTGTAATGGCTATTGCACCTCTATATGTCACGTTAAGTATAATGACTAAAAGCTATACTTCAAGCCAACCTTAGTTCCGTATGTATTAATGTCATCTGTAACAACAGCGAACTCACCATAAGCATTTAACTTATCGCTTAAATCATATCCGCCACCAACTTTACCAGAAAGCTTAGTATCAGAATCTCCTACAGAAGGGTTAATGAAACTAGGACCACCTTGTAGGTAGAACGATCCATGCTCCCCAACAGTATTTTCGTAACCAATATGAAGGTCTATTGCATTACCACCCCACTCAGAGCCTACGTTAGTTTGGTTAAATTCTGGGTTTAAATAGAAACCTGCATAAGCTGGAACGCTAAGTGCTACAGACGCAGCAGATAGTGTTAAAACTTTTTTGAGCATAATTTTTAAAAATTAAAGTTATATATTAATTGATCTCTAAGTATTTACAACTAGTAGTGTATAACTAAATAATTTGACCTTTAGCTACTAGGCTCTGTAGGCCATGTAATGTTATATGGATCTGTTTGTGTTTGTGGAATTTGTCTAAGCTCATTTCTATAATTTTTCCAATCGTCAGATAAAGTAAGATCACTACTAGCTCTCCAATCTGTATCTTGTAATAAAATATTTCTTGTATTTCTTATTTCGTTCCATTTTTGGTTTATTAATTCAGTCTGTTCATCTGCTGTTGTATTTTCTACTTTTACATTATAAGCTTTACCACTTTCTACATAAGCATCTACAGTAGATAATTTTTGCGTTGGTGTTGTATAGCTAAGAGTTTCTACAAGTTCAACAACATTATTTGCAGTTAGAAAATCTGCGTTAGGGCCAGCAGTAGTAAAACTTGTATTCGGAAATAATTGTTTTATAGTTCCTGTGTTTTTTACAGTTGTGCCATCAATAATTGCGTAATTCATAATCTATCATCTTAATTTCTTTTCATTATAATTCAAATTATTCTTCATATATACTTGATCTAAACATATTACCAATTCTTCCTGTCGCATAAAGACTTTCAGGAAAAACAAGTACTCTATGTTTATAATCAATGGCTGGCCCACCATGTAACCTACTGTTAGAAATAGAATATTTTAATGATGTTGTTTGGTATAATCCTGTGCCACTTAAATAATCGTGACTAAAACCTGTTACACTAGGAGATCCGTAAATATAAATAATGCCATCACCTGCCCATACTATAGCTTTTGTATCGTTTGCAATATTATTTTGTAGAGTCCATCTAGTGTGTGCACTTATAGTATTGCTAGTAGTAGAGCCATATGGTGTTAATGCAGAAGTATCAGCAGGCATGTCATACTTCCACGCATATTGTTGATTTTCTAAAGCAAGAATTATTCCTGAACCATCAAAGCAAGCTTTAGCCCTATTGACACCATAACTTTGCATACTAGATTGAGGTTGATTAGTACCATCTAAATTAAGGTTCATATGTCCAATAGTGGCACCAGTTGTGTAATTCCAAAAGTAAATTCTTAACTTATTAGGGGTTATTGTGGATGTAAATGTAGGATAAAAAACTACAGGAGTATTATCCTGTAAAAAACCAATACTTACAGAATTTCTAGTATTTGGGCCAGCTTGCATATATTGGGCATCACTTGAACTAAAATTGTTTAAGTGTGTATAGCTAGTTGATGAAGGCAAATAATCAGTATTTGAAATACTAGATCCTATACTTTTTGTTGCAGCAGGATAAGATGGCAGGTATCCAGCACTTTCGTAGCTATTAGTACTATTTTCAAGATTCCACACCCTATTAAGATTTGAATCATAAAAAGCATCTTTATAAATTTGACTATTATTACTAACCATCCATGATGTAGTTACTGTGTTACTAGAAAAATCTAAAGCAGATGCACCACTAGTAAAAAAATTATTGTACATTGAATCATCGTACCCTGATGAAGCACCAGCAGCAGCACGAAGACGATGCGATAAAGTCATGATAGATCTCCTACTGTTGCACCATATAACTGACTTCCTACTTTAAATAATTCTATTGCTGTAGCATTAGCACCGCCAAGTGTAGGTGCAGAACCACCGTTCCATTTCATAGTAGGCCAAGTCAAAGTATAGTTAGAACTACTTGCAGTAATTATAAGAAGCATTGATTGACCTGTAGTTAAACTATCAGTTGCAGTTCTATTAGCTCCTAAAGTCCAAGTTTGCACCATTCCATTATCAGGATCTAACGCAACAGAAGCAGCATCAGTAATAGCAAATACATTTTCGTTTATTGCATCTTCAACAATTATTGTGCCTGTAAAAGTACCACCAGCAAGCGGCATTTTTGTTGTGTCAGTTATCGTTATATCAGCAGAACCATCAAAGTTAACGCCATTAATAGCTCTTGGTGTTGTTAATGTTGCTGCTGATCCTGTTGTGTTTTGATTTAAAGTATCAACAGAAAATGTAGTACCAGTAAGTGTTAAACCAGAGCCAGCAGAATAAGTTGTATCTGTATTTGTTGGTTGATCTACCCAATCAAGACCACCCGAACCATCAGTTTTTAATACTTGATCTGCATTTCCATCAGTATTAGGCAAAGTAAGAGTATAACTTGCACCAGCAGAGTGTGGTGGTGAAGCGATTTTTACTCCATGATTATTATTTGAGCAATTAAGTTGTATTGTTCCGACAGTACCACTACTGGTTCCATCACCTTTTACTTCAACAACACCTGTACCATTAGGATTTAAAATTATATTTCCGTTAGTTGTACTTGTTGTTATTTCGTATGACTGTATATCTAAATTTGCTCCGAGTTGAGGTGAACTGTCTTCACTGACATTCTGTAAATAACTGGATGGTATGGAAGTTAGATATGTATTTGTATCAACGGTATAACTACCAGCACCAGTGCGTTTCATAAACCCATTGGAGGTGAAATCACCATCTAAGATGGCACTATCCAATGCTGTTTTATCTTCATCAGTCATTACACCCCAAGCTGATGTAGTTGCAGCAGGTAGAGATGTATTATTACCTGTTGATGATTCTATTGTTAAAGATGTTCCGTTAGCTGTATTACTTAAATCTGTGGCTCCACTTACATCAGTAAAAGATAAAACTCCACTACCATCTGTCTGTAAGAATTGACCACTAGTTCCATCTGCACTTGGTAGGGTAAATGTTGTACTAGTAGTTAATGAGGATGCTCCTTTAAGACTTGTGTAGTTTGTACCATTTGAAATTGCTTCATATAATCTTAATTCATTTTCATCTTCAATATAAATATTATAACTATTTGTTTGTAAGTGACCACCTAATTCTGGTGTTGTATCATTAACTAAATCTGTTGCTCCACTGCCACTATTATCAGTACCGTTTACCCACGCAGAACCATTATATTTAAGTACCTGACCGTTAGTAACACTAGAAAGAGTTACATCTGTTAATCCATTTAATGCAGTAGCACCACCACCACCACCACTAGGTAACGAAGTTATATTATTTGTACCTAAGTTATAAATATTATTTCCGCAGTTTTCAAATACATTTAATTCTTCATAGCACTGTATTTCACTACTTGTAGAACCTAAATAAACAGCAGCATAACTACTAGCAAAATGATAGAAATTATTACCTTGTATTTGACTATCTACTCCTGTGCTAGTGTAATTTGGATTTTCTATATAAATTGCTGTATTTTTATAATTTGCATAATTATAAATATTTGCACCACCACTACCAGTTCCTTTAGATGAAAAATTATTTCCATGTATATTTATTTGTCCACTATCTTTTAAATAAATACATCCTCTATGTCTTATACCAGCAGGGTTTGATGTTAAATCCCTGCCAGAAAAGAAAAGAGAATTACTAATTTGTATGCTTATTGAGCCTTGTGTATAAATATTAAAATTGTCTACACTTGTGTCAGTAGCAGTTGATGGTTCAACCATAGCTATTTCATTATCAAAAGATGAATTAGTAACTGTTAAATTACCAGAAACAAAAGTTGTATCAGCAGTGTAACTTGTAGATTGAAAATAAATCCCATATATATTTTGTTGAAATAAACAATTAGCAACTCTGACACTACTTGCATAGGGTCCTACATAAATACCGCTAAACCCAAAAAGAAAACTGCAACTTTCAAAATTATAATTACCTGTTAAGGTTGTTATATTAGTTGTATAGATACCTACACCCATACCAGATTGTAAATTATCTGTACCTACATGTGTTTGGTCATGCTCTGAATAAAAACTACAATTCTTAAAAGATACCTCGTGTAAATCATTTATTTTTACTGCGATAGCAAAAAAACAATCTAGTAATGTACTGTTTGTAGTATTTGTCCAAGGCACAAATTGACAACTTTCAATAACACACATTTGTGTACTACGACCTGTTACATTACTACCGTTTAAACTTATACCGTCACATAAATTACTATCAGTTTCGTTTGCATAGGCAAATTCAATATTTTTTATGCTGAATCTTGGTGCTAATAAATTTGATGCATAATGATTAGTGGTAATATTTACATTTAAAATACCACCAGTTAAAGTTGATGGAGGTATGCATTTAAAAATTACATTGCCATTACCTTTTATATGCAACTGTTCATATTTTTCATCTAAAACAGCAGATAAAGTTTGAGTAATTACATAAACACCAGCATTTAATTGTAATTCTTTACCACCATTAGTAATACAAAAATTTATAGCATCTTGTAAAGATAAAGAATCATCTGTAACACCATCACCTTTAACACCAAAATCAGCAGCATTAACTATATCAGCCAGTTTGTCTGTAAGAGTTCTTTCTACAGCACCAGTAACAGAACCAGAATCTACTGTATTGTCAAGAGAAACTTTTACTGAATTAGTAAAAGATGAAAATTGTTCGTTAATTTCTTGCAGACCAAATAACAGTTGATTATTTTGAGTATCTAAATCATTTTCTGTTAAAACACTGCCATCTTCAAAATCTACTTTTTTTGCTGATATATCAGTATCTCTATTAAATTTTATAGCTGCACCATTAGCAGGTTCATTACCAGTGGTGAATGTGATTTGTGAAGTACTGGTAAAAGTGTAATGCGTACCGAGAGTTTTTAAGACCCCATCGACCGTAACATCAACTTCAGATTCCTCTATGTATGAGAAGGAGATATTAAAAGGACCAGCAGTACCATTACCAGTAAGGTTTGTAAAAGATGCAGCAGTGTTAGTAGCCATAGTTAGTTAGCGTTTAAAGGATCAAAGAAACGTGCTTTCTCTGATTCTATCTTGCTATTCTTTTTATTCCATGCTTCATAAAATTCACTCATGCCTTTTTTCATACCAAACTCTCCATCTTTAGTTTGTAAAAATCTTATGGTTCCTAATTTAAAAAACTTTTGATACCTTTTATTAAAAGGTCTATGTAGACTATCTAATATTTCCATTCTTGCTCTTTTTGATAAAGTTTTGTCTGTTTTTAATCTATTATAATCTCTGCGTATATCTTTGTTTTGAATAAGTTCAAATAAACGATCATATAGTTGGTTGTTGTTATCGTCTGTAACTAAAGATGTAATTCTTTCTAAAGCATTATATTGTACATTATTTAATTCAATGCCACCATCTAAAACTTTTGGCATTTGTGGTATTGGAAATTTTATATCTTCTAAGAAACTATGAACTGGATCATTAAATCTTTCATTACTTTTTATAGGTGTAAAATAGTTTGGTCCAAAACCTTGAGGATATTCAATATACCTTCCTGTTGTAACATCAGTTTTTGCAGGTAATTTACTATTAAAACCAGGTGTACTATTTAATATCTCTCTATTTAGAGTTATTAAAGTCCTTGTTAAAAAATCTTGAACAAGAGGAATTTCAAATCTATCTTCTACTAAACCAGTTTTTTTATCTATATATTGACTAGATAAGTCACCAGGGTATATCTTTTTATCTCTTACAAAATTTCCTCTATATACCTTATTTTTCCCTGTTTCTAAATCTATTGAATCATCTACGATTGTCTGTGTTCTATTTCTATTTATAACCCCACCAAGACCAGCAGGTGTTGGAACAAATCTTAGTCTTAATTG